TCTGAGGCCATGATACCGCCCGCATAGGCGTGTCCTATAGGTGCTGTCACATTCCGAGGGCCGACTTAAGGGACCCGAACCCACTCGACTCGTTGCCCGAGTACCACGGGCTGCGAGGGTCAGTGACCTCGACGCCCTTGGGCGGGAGCCACAGGTCCCTCTTCAGCTTCTCGGTAGCGCCCTCGTCCTCGGCGTTGCGGGTGAGGATCCACCACATGACGTGGCAGAACCGGTTCAGGGGCAGGGTCTCAAGGTCGATCCCGTGCCCGAGGCAGAACCCGTCGATGTAGTCCCACTCCGCGTACGCCGAGGCTAGGAGGCGCTGGACTACGTAGGAGGGTTCTCCCCGGCCTCCTCCATGACGGCGGAGATGAGGTCGGTCAGGTCGGGGATGTCGAGGTCGTCGGCAGGGTTCTTCAGCCGCTTGACGACCTCGGCGCCGGTCTCCTTGCCGAAGAGGACGTGGCACCACTTGGCCAGGCCGTCGATGATCTTCTCGGAGTCCTCGTCGGCGTCCTTGAGCGCCTGGGACAGGAAGATGGCGACGGACGCCTTGGGAGGGCGGACCTTGTACTCGGTACCGACCAGTTCAACAGAGATGGACTTCCGGGTCTTGCCGGGGATCGTGATGGTAGCCATGAGGCGATTCTAATGGAAGTCAGAGGGCTTGATAAGCCGAAGCGCGTCCCGAACGAAGTGAGCGCCCGCGATGCCCTTGACCCACTTGGCAAAGACGGCCTGGCCGGACCCCTTCGGGGTGAAGACCATGCGAGACGCCTCGATCGGCCCGTGAGCACGGGTGCCCTTCTCCTGGTAGGCGGCGTACGGAGTCCTGGCCCCGACCTCGAAGGTCGGGTTGAGCGGGTGCTTGCCGTGGACCCGTTCAATAGTGACGGAGTTCACCATACGGCCAGAATTCACGCGCCCCTTGGCGCGGATGTTGCGCTGGATGCGCCCCTGAGTGCGGCGAGACGCCTTCAGGGCAGCCTGCTTAGTGATCTGGGCCACCTTGTCCTCACGGATTGGGCCCTTGAACCGGACGTTGACGTGAACCATCTCACACCTCATAGGTCACGGGCAGTTGAGCCGGACCGTGAAGGTCCACTCGCCGGACACGCAGCCGCCGTCGGGGCCGGACGCCTGCCAGTCCATGGCGTCCGCGTTCGTGGACGACGTCAGGAACTTGCCCAGGTCCGCCATGTCCTGGTGCAGTACGGCGGCGTCCGCCGTCAGGTCGAAGGGGCGAGGCCCCCGGCCCCTGTCGTCCACGACCTCGACGCAGCGCAGCGTACCGAGGGCGTAGGTCGCGGCCCAGTAGCGGACCGAGCACGCCTCCCCGTCGGCGGCTCGGGTGCCGAAGACCGGGGAGACTGAGACGGTGCGGACGTAGAGGTGCCCGGCACAGCACTCGTCCCAGGCCACCTCGGCGCCCGGGGCTACGTACGCCTGCGAGACCGCGTTGGACAGGGCCTGGGCACCGCCCTTGAGCAGGGCGAGCGCAGTGGAGTGGACGACGGACGGCGCCGGCGAGGCGACGCGGCCCGACAGGGCTGCGTAGTCCTCGCTCTGGGCGCGGTTGCGGCGCATCAAGCGCGGGGCCGGGCTCACCAGATCACTCCGCGGGAGCGGGTGGCCGAGTGGTTGCGGGCGTAGTCGTCCGGGTTGTAGGCCCGGGCGGCCTGACGAGGCTGGCGGATCGAGGCGACCCAGGAGTCGACCAGCCAGATGCCGGTCCGGCCGCTCTGCATCTCCTCGAAGTCGTCCTGCACCTGCACGGTGACGCCTTGGCGGGTGACCGACTGGAGGCGCGCAGGCAGAGCGCAGTCACGGTCCATGCAGGCCGCCTTGGCCAGCTCAAGCGCGAGCACGCCGGCGGCTACCTGGCCGCCCTCGGGGACAGGAACGCCCTGCGAGTAGCGGATCTCCCACGTGCCCTCCTCGGTCGTCGGCCGAGAAAGGTCTTGTACCGAGGGGAATACAAGGGGAACGTCGGGGCCGGCCGGTGAGGTGCGTCCAGTGAGCTGCAGCACAGAGCGGTTGATGAGGCGGTACGCACCCAGCGGGAGCACCTTGCCGTTGATTGTGACCTGGTGCACCAGGTGGACGTTCCCAGGCAGGCGGATGGACGGTGTCCCGGAGGTGTGGGTGCAGTAGGGTCCGCAGATGCCGCACACGACGTCGTGCAGTACGCCTCCCAGGCGGAACGGGAGGAAGCTCCGCAGGTAGCCCTGGGACTGGTAGGTGGGCGGCGGTACGCAGTCGGCCGGCTCGGGGCGGATCGTGACGATGTCGGTCCCGAACCGGCGCCCGGTCCACTCCCAGAGCAGCTGGGTCGCCATGGCCTCGAAGGTGTGCTGCTGCTCCGGCCGGCCGGCCTCGTCCAGGTACTCCTTCAGGTCCTCGCACGCGCTGTAGGAGACCGGCCAGTCTCCCGGGCCGTAGCCCCTCTCGATGTCCTGCATGCCCTCTCCTACAGCGCGTACGTGGTGCGGGATGGCTACGCCGCCGGCTATAGGCGGTGCCCGCACGGATGAGTATACCTATAAGACCCTCCTAAGGGTCATAGAGGCCGGTTTGTGCGGCGCGGGTACGGTGACAGCCCCGCAGGGCGTTTGTGCGCTCTACGGGGCTGTCAGTGCCGCTGAGGGGGCTTGTAGGCCTCAGGCGACGGTGACGGGCTGGTCGCTGTCCGGCGGGGGAGCGAGAGCCGTGTCGATCATCAGGAGGTGGTCGAGCGGGTCGAGCGGTGTGGGGAGCTTCGCGTTGTCGAAGCCGCCTCCGCCCTGCTTGGCCTTCTTGACCACGTCGTAGGGGCCGGTGCCCCAGGCGTTG